AAACAACAAACCTTAGAAACGCAAATAAAAGCATGCGTAACTATAGAAGAATTGGATTCAATAACAATTGATTATGCAACAGTATAATAAGAATTTGACGCTTTTTATAACAGGCGGAATATTATATATTTTTATCGAATTGTTATGGCGAGGCTATACGCATCCATCAATGTTTATACTTGGTGGTGTGTGTTTTATATTAATAGGTTTAATAAATGAATTTTTCACATTTAAAATGGAGCTATGGAAGCAGCAGATTATTGCTGCTTTTTTAGTTACCGCAGCAGAATTAACGGCTGGATTGATTTTAAATATTTATTTAGGCTTGAATATTTGGGACTACAGTAATTTGAAGTTCAACTTTTTAGGACAAATAAGTTTAGAATACTGTGTTTTATGGTTTTTGCTTTCTTTGCCAGCTATTATGCTGGATGATTATTTAAGGCACTGGCTGTTCAAAGAGGAAAAACCATATTATAAATTTTAATAAATGAAAGGAGAAATAAAATGATAACAATAGTAGACGATGGAGAACTTCAAGGCTTAAATACAGACGAAAGACCTAAAGCAAATGCAGGAGATGTTTTATGGGAGATAGATACTGGCAAAATATATAAATATGACAAAAACATCAACCCTTTAACAGGCGATAACTGGTGGGAGGTATAAAGATGTCTAAACTGCATGAACTTTTAGCATTTAAAGCGTATAAAAACACTAAAGAATTAAAAAGTGAAGAATATAACATCTATGGTGTGTTTTGGGACAAAACTTCAAGTCCTACGCTGACAAGAATAGATAAAGCAGCAGGAGCAACTGTTAAAGCCGGTACGGATGCATTAAAAGCAATCAATACTTTAGATGCATCGCCGCTTTTTAAAGATTTCAAAGAGGTTACAGACAGCTACGGTAATGTGTTTATAAGAATACCTAAAATGTATATCAAAAAAGTTGATGGTACAGGTTACAAAACAAGACAGATTTCAAGAAAAATGTTCGATGGCGCATATTTGCCTTGGTGTTTTTGGGACTTCACAAATAACAGAGAACTTGATTATATTGATGTTGGTAAATTCAAAGCATCGATTTCGGGTGACGGAATGAAACTCGAAAGCAAGTCAGGCAAATATCCTCTTATAAATAAAAATATAGTTGAGTTCAGAAACTATGCCAAAGCCAACGGCGCAGGATATCAGCAATTAGATATCCACGTTGTGGATTTGATACAAACGCTATTTATAATTGAAAATGCAACAATAAACAGTCAAGGTGTTTGTGCTGGTTATACATCAGGACAATACACCGCAACGCATTTAGCTGTTGTCGCTGAAAATAATGTAAACAGAATTGTAGTACCAAATGCAACGGCTGCTCTGTACGAAGTTGGTCAAGCAATAAGTGTAGGCACATCGCAAGGCGGAAATCAAATATTTTATGGTAGAACAATAACAGCCATTGAAGTTTATGATGCAAGCAATAAAGCTATAGTATTTGATGGAACTCCTGTAAATATAGCAATCGGAAACATGCTATATAACACAGGTTATAAAAATGGATTTAGTGCTAATATAGCGGCATCTGTAGGTAGTAAAATTAGCAATTCAAGCGGCAAGCATCCGTTTGTTTGGCATGGAATAGAATCAATATTTGGCGATGTGTGGCAATTTGTTGACGGCGTAAACATAAACGAGCGTCAAGCGTGGGTGTGCAAAAACGCTGCTAATTACGCAAGTAATATATTTACTGCGCCGTATGAGCAGTTAGGTTATGTAAACAGCAACACTGACGGATATGTAACAGCCATGGGATTTGATGCTAATTTACCTTTTGCTGAATTTCCTGTTGCTGTTGGCGGAGCTGCAACTACGTATTACAGCGATTGTTACTATCAAACAACAGGGCAAAGAATTGCCCTCTTGGGGGGTAGCTGGAACGTTGGCGCTACTGCGGGGCTGTTTTACTGGTACTTGAGCAACGCTTCCTCGTACGCGGACGTGCGCATCGCCGGGCGGCTGCTTAAAAAGCCTCTTTAGAGGGGGTTCAGGGGGACACCTCCCCCAATAAATAGTTATTAATAGAAATTTATATAATAGGGATTTAGGGTGCGCGCTTGCCCACTTTGGGGGTAACTGGAACAATGGCGCTAATGCAGGGCTGTTTAACTGGAACTTGAACAACACTTCCTCGAACACGAACGTGAACATCGGCAGGCAGACTCTTATTATTTTACTGAAATCGCATCCTATCTTCCTTAGCTCTTGCTAAAAATTAGACCGAAAAGAGCATGGTTTAGTAGGTTAATTCTCGAAACACCGTGAGGTTAATAAGAAAGGAATCTAACGATTTTGAAAAGAGTTGGATATTTATACGATAAAATATGCAAAAAAGATAATATCAAAAATGCAATAGTGAAAGCGTCTTTAGGTAAAAGAGATAGGAAATATGTAAAGAAAATATTGAAAAATATTGATTTTTACGCAGAAGAAATAAGTGTTCTATTGAAGGAAAAGAAATATATTCCTTCGCCTTATACAATTAAAACAATTATTGACGGTTCAAGCGGAAAAGAAAGAACTATATATAAACCACGCTTTTATCCTGACCAAATAATTCATTGGGCGTTGATGCTGCAAATACAACCTATAATGATGAAAGGTATGTATAGATACAATTGTGGCAGTGTACCGGGCAGAGGAACTAATTTAGGACAGAAAACATTGAGAAAGTGGCTCGATAATGATTATAAAGGTACTAAATATTGCCTTAAATTAGATATTAAAAAATTCTATCCATCGGTTAACAATGAAATTCTAAAGAAAAGCTTCAGAGTGAAAATAAAAGATAAAGATTGTTTGAATCTAATGAACCTGATAGTTGACAGCAACGAAGGATTACCAATCGGAAATTATACAAGTCAATGGTTTGCAAATTTCTTTTTGCAAGAAATGGACCATTTAATCAAAGAAAAGTTAGGCGCAAAATATTACATAAGGTATGTTGATGATTTAGTTATTCTTGGCAGCAACAAAAAGAAATTGCATAAAATAAGAATTGCTATTGATGAATACTTAGGTGAAATTGATTTAAAATTAAAACAAAATTGGCAAGTGTTTAAAGTAAGCAAAAGACCTATAGATTTTTTGGGTTTTAAATTTTACTATGGCAAAACAATTCTTAGGAAGAAAATAGCATTAAGAATAAGGCGCAGGATTAACAAAATTTGTAAAAAGCAGGATTTGAATTACAAAGATGCTTGCGCTGTTATTTCTTATTGGGGTTGGATTAAAAGGAGTAACAGTTATAATTTTTATCATAAATACGTAGAACCAAATATCAAAATAATTAAAGCAAGAAGGGTGGTAAGTGAACGTGGAAAAAGAGAAGCAATACGAAGAAATGCCGGAGTACAATCAAGAAACGCAGTACGTTGTTGAAAAAGAGCCTGTGGATATGGGCGGTTATTTGTTTGTTGGGTTAGAAGTAAGGGAAATGACCGCTACAAACGAACCTGAAATTGAGCATCCGGTTGAGCAATCAATACCGTATGAACCTGAACCTGAACCTACAACAGATGAAGTATTAAAAGATTTAATTCAAGTTTTAGTTGATAAAGGGGTGATTTTTTAATGGCTTATGAAAAACTGCAAAAGTATTTGGATAAAAA